GGCTTGCTTGGTTTTGGCGGTATGAGAAGTTTCGAGAAGTCCAGGGGCGTCGCGGCGAAGTAGATCTCGGTAAGCGTTAATCGCCGCTTTTAAGTCGGCGTTTAGCGCCTCAACCTCCGCATTAAGCAGGTTCATACGCTCTGTGGCTTCCTTTGCAAACTGCACAAGGTTTTGGTACTGCCACGTTTCAAAATTAGCCATGCGATTCCTCAAGAAGTTGGATGCTTTTCTGTAGAAAATTTTCCTTCGGTAAATTTCTGAGGAAATAAACCGAGTCGGGTTCGTTCCTGAACTGATGCGGGCGATCCGGGCCTGTAACCGCAAAGTACGACCAAATGTCACCCTTAGACGTAGTGACCATCCTGCGGTCAATTGCCCCCTTTTCAAAAAGATGCCTTAATTTTCCGTTGAGGGCAGACCTTGTTAAATTCGGAAACCGCATCTGAGGTACGGTCTTCTCACCGTTCTCAAGCAAAAATTGAACAATTTCACTTGTCATTGGATTATCTCAAAATAGTGCGTCTGGTACGTTAGATAGATCCAGCTTCGGTTTGCACTGGCGTTTGATTTTCTGAACGATGTGCGGGTACAGCGGCATATGCCAGACCCACCGGACAACGCGGCCTTCATCGTCAAGGATGCCGTACTTGAGGCAGTTTGGTTTCACTTCCACGACCCACCCCGCGCAGCCATCTGACCGGCTAAGAACGCAGCCTTGTAAGCCCCATCGTGCGTATTGGCCCGCATCAACTGTTCTTTTAGGTGGTTAATCTCAACTTGAGATTGTTTGTTTGCTTCTTCCCAAGCTGCCTCCCAGGCCTCCCACATAGGTGCTTCTCTTGGGTCATAACTACCGGCGGGAATGGTCTTGTGAATTACAGACCACCATTTTCGCCACGCTTCTGCTTTAGTCATAGTCTTGCCTTTATCAAAATTTTGAGTTCTGAACTGCTAAACAAACGATCTTTACCTTGGAAAATAATCTTCTCTGTCCACGGTCTTGACCACAAACATTGAAGCTCTGGGACCGCACGGGAGTTGAGCAACTCTTCGGTTGTGTAGGTGACTACACCCAACCCCACCCATTTGTGCGGCTCAACATAATGCGGGACCACAATTTCTTCGCTGTTAGGCAACTTAAAAACAGGTTCTAAGTTGTAATCCGTATTGCGTTTATTTTGCTCTGCAATACTAAAGTTAAGTTTGAATTCTGGTTTTTGTTTCTTTGTCACTTCTGCTCTCCGATTTTGGTTTTGGCATCGTCAAACCCGTACCCCACAATGACCCGATGCCCGCAGCCCTGTAGGTAATTGATCCAGTCTTTCTGCTCTGGTCGTATTACACCTCCTTTCTGGCGTTTCATCTCAATCCACAAACCCCATGAGGGGACAAACAAGTCCGGTACACCGGCGCTAACACCCTCTGCCTTCAACCTACTTGCCACGCTAATGCTGCGCTTCTCACCGTTAGGGATGGCAAAAATCCGCACATCTGGGTAAGTTTGCCGAAACCATCGGACCAGTTCGCGTTGCTCTTCATGCTCGGTTGGCATCACCATTTGCGCTTGACCACTCTGAAGAATTTGCCATCGCGTTTGTACTCGATGGATACTGGGGGAAACCCTTGGTTCATCTGCGCCACAACATAATCAACTGCGTCTGACTCAGCTACCTCATTAATCTGATTAAGCACCGCTTGGGCCTTGTTGGCAATGTAGTACAGCGTACCTAACGCCTTCTCGCCGGCAAAACCAGAGTGCAGTATGGGCAGGTATTCGGTGATAGGCGAATCGCTTAGACCACCGTAGTAGGTGATTGACACCATTAGCTTGCCGCTGGCCTGACTAACGTGACGCCGCCACGACCAGTCGGTGACCGCCATCTCGGTCCCGCTGTCGCCCATAATGTCGTCATGCTGTAACTTCAACCTCTTAGGCTCAACAGCGGGGAAATCCGTCCCGCAAGCGGGGCATACGCGCACCGCTAACGCACAGATCTCGCTACAGTTGTCGCATATTTTGATCGGTGCAACACCGTCGCCCGATCCTCCCTTTTTGGGAGCTTGGACGTTAGTGATCGGGCCATGCGTTGCAACCACCTTCGCAAAGTCCAACACCAAACAATGATCGGTGTGAGTCTTAGGCCGCATTCCTCGACCGGCCATCTGGATGTACAGCCCAGGCGACATCGTTGGGCGCAGCATGGCTATCAGGTCAATGTCTGGGTAGTCAAAACCCGTGGTCAGCACGTTAGCGTTGGTTAGCGCCTTGATCTTGCCGGTCTTGAACTCCTCAATAATCTTTTCGCGCTCTTTCTTGGGCGTGTCGCCGGTCACGCACTTGGCGGGTACGCCCCAGTAGTTCAGGATCTCGCAGACGTTTTCAGCGTGAGATACACCCGTGCAAAAGAACAACCAATGCTGCCGGTCTTCGGCCAGCGCAATAACCTCTGACACGACGCGCACGTTTTGGTCTTTGGTGTTGACCGCCTTCTGCAACTCGCCTTCTACAAACTCGCCACCGCGCTTTGCAACGCCGGTTGTGTCTAACGCAGTTGCAGTAATTTTTGAACGCAATGGGGCCAGATGTTTTTTGAAGATCAACTCTTCAATCGTTACCGGCTCAATCAAAGCGTTGAAGATCGCCGGCTCATCGGTAATCATGCCGTGGCCTAGCCGGTACGGCGTAGCAGTCAGGCCAATGACACGCAGGTTAGGGTTGATGCGTTGTAGCTGGCGCAACAGGTCACGATAGCCGCCCGTGTCCTTATGATTAACCAGATGGCACTCATCAATGATCACCAAATCAACGTAGTCAATCTGCGCCGCCTTGTCCCGCACCGACTGAATGCCAGCAAAAGTGATCGGCTGGTGTAGCTCACGCCGCCCTATGCCCGCGCTGTAAATACCAAGCGGGGCGTCAGGCCAATGTGTGTACATCTTCTCAGCGTTCTGTTCAATTAGCTCCTTAACGTGCGTAAGCATCAACACTCGCGTCTCAGGCCATTTGGTCAACGCATCTTGGCAAAGGGCGGCAACAAGGTGGCTCTTGCCTGAGCCTGTTGGCAGCACCAAACAAGGGTTGCCTTCGTAGCCAGCAAGAAACCAGTTGTACAAGTCGGTAATGGCCCGCTGCTGGTAGTCACGCAGGATCATTTAAGAGCCTCCATGCTGTTGCTGCCACAAGCGGTACTTGTCCATTTCCAATGGCTTTAAGTCTGTCCATCCAACTGGCCATAGCATCAGATCTTCGCTGAAAGTAGGATGTGGATAACATTGCCCTTGTAACTGGAACTCTATTTTGAATACATTGGGGAGCACTTTGTTGAATCCTTTCGGCCTTTTTTTGGTTATCGTGTGTCCATTGAAGTCCCTTGCTGTTGGCGTTGGCAACAATCCATACTCTGTCTCGATTGTGTTGTGCTCCAACTTCTTTTGCTCCCATAACAGTCCATCTCGCATCGAACCCGAGGTCGGATAAATCTCCAAGAACTCTCCCAAGTCCGTTATTAACGAGCATTGGGCTGTTCTCCACAAAAACGTATCGGGGTCGTACTTCGCTAACCACCCTCGCCATTTCTTTCCAAAGTCCTGATCTTGCTCCATCAAGACCGGCTCTTTTTCCAGCCGATGACAAGTCCTGACAAGGGAAGCCTCCAGATACGACGTCAACAATTCCTCGCCACGGTCTGCCGTCAAAGGTTTGCACGTCATCCCAGACGGGGAACGCCGGCAAAATTCCATCATTTTGTCGCTGGATGAGTACAGCTGCTGCGTAGGGTTCCCACTCAACGGCGCAGACAGTTCGCCATCCAAGCAAGTGGCCGCCAAGTATTCCTCCACCAGCGCCCGCGAATAAAGCCAACTCATTCATCCCACCACTCTTGCATCAAACATCTTCCGAAACTCAATCATCCCTTCGTCAGACTCAGCACAAGCTTCAGCGTTAGCAACCAGTTCCTTGGAGCCGTACACACCATCCCCTGGCTCGCCGTTCACCACTTCCTTGCCTTTAATGACGTAGATCGTCTGCCACTGGTCACCGGCTTCCTTACGCTGCCACGGAACCATGTCAGGGTGCAGGACATGGCTACCGCAACCCTCACGCTGCCACTCAACGGGTATCTCGCTACCAGCGTGGCGCTCGCAGATCCACTTAGAATTCTCGGTAGCCGTGCTATGGGCGCAAGTGCGGCAGTTGACCTCTTTGGTCAGGCGGTCGCCGTGGCAAAATTCATGAGCAGGACACCACTTGCATTGATACCAACTTGGATCAGCACTTAACGGCTCTGGCATCCGGTCAGACAATGCGATGCGCTTACCTCGCGCTATTGCGTTTTCTGCGACGCCTTTGTCGTATTCCACCCGCTCTGTATAGAGTCTGTCGTCATCTTTGCAGACAGCCACATATAGCGCCCGATCAATACCAGTGCCATGCATATAAGACTGCATTTGCACAAAGTGATCAAACTTGGCACGCTCCACGCCCTTGTCTTCGACTTGTTCAAACGATTTTTTGTTGTGGGTTTTGTACTCACAAACGTGTTTCTTCTGTGGCGCTCCCGGCACTCCAGATATTGCGATGTCATCTATGCTCCCGCTGATGTGGCAACCAAAGTCCACCCGTTCTTGCGCTACCCCTGGCTTGAACTGAATGCCGATGGCCTGTAAATCGTCTTTGATCGTGGCTTCTTCATTTTGGCCGCGCCGAAACATACGCAACACGCGGCCTTCAAACTTGGATGCCACCGCCCATCTAAACGACAGCCATAACCAGCGGTCGCAAGGGTGACCCAGTTGGCTTGCACCAAGATGGGCGCGTGGCTTCTCTGGCTTGTCTGCGTGGTGTTGGTCGATTAGTTCTGGGATGCTATACTGAGCGTCAGGGATTTTCATTTCGTGCTCTCTCCTTGGTATCTTTGCCCCGGCACTCCACCGGGGCATTTTTTTGCCTGTTACTTCTTAGCCCACGGTGGCGCAGCCTTAACGCCAGCAGCAGGACCCGCCGGCGCAGCCTTTGGGGCGGGTGCAGTACCACCAAACAGGCTCTTGAACCCACGCACCTCGTTGCTGTTGCCGTACTGCTCTGAGATACGAATGTCGAGCTTGATCGACAAGTTGCCGCCGATCATCTGGTCCGTATCTTTAAGCGAAGTCAGGCCAATCGCCCGCATGATCTCGCCCAACTGCTGCCGCCCAATCTCTTCGGCCTTTGGGTTGGGGTTGCGTACATTTAAGTTACCAAACACCACGCGCCCTTGGTGAGTCGGGCCTTGGATGTCGTAGCGGATCTTGATGTACTTCCCATTACCCATCTTCGTTGGCATCACTTCTGCGTTAGAGATTGTTGCGGTGTACCAGCCAGGCGGCAAGGGTTCAAAGTTGCGCTCCGACTGGGGCAGCGAGGCAACGTCATAGGTTTCGTCTAAAAGCATTTCACTTCCTTGTGATAGTAAAACTAGGGCGTCCCGGTTTGGCAGTTATTGCTGCCGCAAACGGTTTGGTAATTGACTCGTCTGTAGCTTTCCAGACGGTCATGTTGATCTCGGGCTTCCAGCGGAACACCGTAGACAAATGCTCTTCAGACCCAGTTTCGTGGGCGATGACTAGCAACTTGTCAGCGTTGACCGTGCGGTTAACCCGACCTTCAATCTTAATTGCAAAAGGTGACCCGACTTGCACCACGTTCTCGGTCCCCTCAAACGTCTCTGGAAAATTGACCTTCTTGGCAATCTCGTCCTCAATCTCGCGCCGTTTCTCAACGGCCACCTTCTCGGCTTCCTTGTAGCCAATCCAACGCTCGGCCAGTTCGTCAAGCGTAATGTCGTCAAACACTCTCATGCTGCACCTCCAATTTTTTTAATAATTTCACCAAGATCGGCGTCTTCCCACACTTCCAGCTTGCCGCTGCGGTCCTTGGCAAGCCACAACCCATCGCCATCAGTCATCAAAGCGCGTCGGGTGTTGCCCTCGGCGTCTTTCTCAACCCGCAAAGCCAGCACTTCGTCAAAGAAGTAGGGCAGCGACTGGCCGGTTTTGTTACCAGGCATTGAGGGCGCATACAACACGCGGCCCATCTCGTCCTGAGTCTTTTCCAATTTTGCCGACATATAGACGTGTTTACCGGGCAGGTCACGAAAGCCTCGGATGATGTCGGCCATCTGCTCCTGCATCGCCCCATATGCGGCTCTCGGATCTTTATTGATCTTCTTCTCAGCGTTCAGCACCACTTCGGCGATCTCGCTGATACTGTCCAAAGCCACCGACTGGAACTCACCCGCCTCGGCGCTGCTGTTCAGCCACTTATAAGCCTCCCTAAGATCATCCATGCTCGTGATCTCAATGAACGGCAAATTAGTATCTGCAATTGATAGCAAACCGCCTTCGGCACTCAAAATTACCGGCGTTGGTAAGGTTGGAATAAGACTGGTCTTGCCCGCACCTGCCTGACCGTAAACAAGAAGCTTTACCGCTTGCGCGGTGGCTTCTTTCGTGCGTTTGAGTTGGATCGCCATTACAAACCCCCACTCAAAGCCAAGACCAAGACGATGGCAGCAGATGCGCCGACCGCAATTGACGCCAAGATAATGACCCAAGGCGGGTCTTCTTTAGGTTCAAACTTATTCATCGCCTTCTTCCTCCTTAAGTAAAATAGCGGCGTTGTACAGACCACGGCGAGGATTATTCGCCACCACCTTGCGATGGCCGTTGACCTGCCCACCAAAGGTGAGCGTGTCAATCGACCGAAAGGTTTCCCCTTCGGTTATCAACAACTTTCCGTTAGGAAACAGCTTCACCCCCCCTTCGCTTGTGGCGGGCAATTTGTTGACATAGGAGACCTTGTCGGCCTCCTTCATCAAGCCGGTCCAATCTTTATCTTCGTAACAAGTCTGAAGGGCTTCGTTGACGAATTTCATAACATCACTATCCTTGGTTGTTGCTGCACCGTCCGGCCATCGGTTCGTGCAGTTGTTGCTACTTTACCCGTTTCACTTTAGAGTGTCAACACAAAGTTTCAACTAAGGTGGAAAAAAGTGACAACGAACGAGGCGATACAATTTTTTGGAAGCTTGAAGAAGCTTGCAGACGCGCTTGGGGTCTGGCCCCAGGTCATCTATCGGTGGGGTGAACGCCCCCCGATGGCCCGTCAATACGAGATCGAAGTTAAGACTGAGGGAAAGCTGCGTGCAGACCATGAACAAGATTGAACCAACCGTAACCAATCGAGTAGAGAGCAAGATTGAAGCCGCCCTAACCTACGCTTCGTGGGGCTGGCGAGTGTTACCAGTAGTGCCAAACGGCAAGGTTCCAGCTACCGCCCACGGGGTTAACGATGCAACCATCAATGAAGACCAGATCCGGCGCTGGTGGACCCAGAACCCAGAGTTCAACATTGGTATTGCTTGCGGCAGCACCAGCGGTATCGTGGTGTTTGACATCGACCCACGCAACGGTGGGGATGTCAGTTGGGAGCAGTGGTTAGAACAGCACGGTCCCCTGCCAGACGGTGCGATGGCGCTTACCGCAGGTGGTGGGCAGCACTACATCGCACGGCATCAAGATGGCATACGATCCTGCAAGCTTGGCGAGGGTATCGACCTGTTGTCAGACGGGCGTTACTACATTGCCTACCCGTCAACAATCGAGAACCGCGCTTACGAATGGGAAGCGTCTAGCGATCCATTGGACGGTGTAGCACCGAGTGCCATACCAAATAGTTGGTTGCCGCTGCTAGGCCAGCGTAAGGTAGCGCCTACGACCAACGGCGACTTAATCCAAGGTAATCGTAACGATGGTCTGACCAGTCTGGCCGGTGCGATGCGCTCGTTTGGGATGACCGAAGCCGAGATCCTGGCCGCGATTAGTGTTGCAAATGAGACACGCTGCGAGATCCCATTACCATCAAGTGAGATCAAGCAGATAGCAAGATCCGTCACGCGGTACGAACCAGACGCAGACGTTGCGGCCAGTAATGCGTTGGGTTCTGCGGCCCTTGACACGCTTTTTACGCAAGAGGAGACACGTGACTACTTCCTGACCCGTGCGACGAGCTTCTTGGGCCAGCCAAGCCCCGTGCCGTGGATTGTGAAAGGGTGGCTTCCTGCATACGCCACGGCGATGATGTATGGCGAGTCAGGAGTGGGTAAGACGTTCGTCGCATTGGACATTGCCTGTTGCATTGCGAGCGGCATACCGTGGCACGGTATTAAAACCAAGCCGGGGATCGTTGTGTATCTTGCCGGCGAGGGTAACTACGGGATGCGCCAGCGTATTGCTAGTTGGTGCAAGCGCAATAACGTAACGAGCCTAGACAACCTGTTGATCAGCAACAAGGCGTTGGACATGGATGCCCCTGGCGCAGCAGCGCAGGTAATCGCGGCAGTACGGGCGTTGACGCCAGAACCAGTTGTACTGGTTAACATCGACACGCTCAACAACCATATGTCAGGGGACGAGAACAGCGCCAAAGACACGCGGGCGATGATCAATGCCTGTAACGTGGTCTCGATGGCCCTCAGTGCCACGACAATGCTTGTGCATCACTTAGGACACAACAGCGAGGCAAAACAGCGTGCGCGGGGTTCTAGCGCGTGGCGCGGGGCATTAGACGCAAGTATCTTGGTTCATGGCAAGAACCACGAGGTAATCGTGTCTTGCACTAAGCAGAAAGACGCGCCAGAACCAAGTGACTTATTTGGTTGTCTCAGCCCAGTTGATCTGGGTTGGCAGGACGAGGATGGGTTGCCGCTACTTGGCGCCGTGTTTGAGATGTTCCAAGAAGGCGATCTGCGTATCCCGACGCCCAAAGCCACTAAGCTGGATGAGCACAAAACCAATTTAGAGCGGGCTTGGTTTGTTGGCGGGGCAGAGATCGTAGATGAGATGCCATATGTCAGCAGAGAGGCGTTCAAGACGTTCTTGCTTGAGCAAGGCATCAAAGCCACCGCAGTTGATCAGCATCTCAAGGCCTCGGCCAAGCCTGGGATGATCATCAGGGACCTAACCGATGCTGAAATAATAGGCAGACATGAGAAAGGTTGGGTGATTAAAGAGATGGATTTGGGGTCTAAACTCATTCTAAAAGTTATGCCGTAACTACCGTAACTTACCGTAACTAGCCGTAACTGGTTACGGGGGGCAAAGGCGAGTTTACCGTAACGTAACGTAACTCCTCCTATAGGAGTTACGGTAGTTACGGTACGATGCGGGCGAAAAGGTACGTTAAGGTT